GTGGAGGTACCAGCGTCAATCGAACCAGCGTCACTAGTGAAAGCCCTGCGGATTCTCAAGAAGCGAGATGAGGCCGCAGCCACCGAACTACACAACCGACTTACACAAAAGAAAAAGGAGACTACCTAATGTCATTTGATCCAACAACATTAAAAGGCCCAGACCCCACACAGTGGGATGAACGTGAATTTGAAGGCCCTGTCCCAGCCGGACGGTATGTGTTCCAAGCTCCTGCTGAATTCGAGTTCACTGACGACAACGGCTTCCTCGGGGTGATCATGGAACTCCAGATCCAGGATTGTCCTGAAGGTCACTTCGATTCCATCCGGTATGTGCGTGCCAGCTTCAAGCCGAAGCGCAGTGGCAATGGCTCACGCTTAACCGACTACCTCAAAGCTTGTCGCATTGATCCTCTGGCAAACAATGATGCGCAAGCCGCTATGGAAGCCGTGCAGTCTACGGCTGGATGCCTGTTTGAAGCACAGGTGTCCTGGAGTGCCTGGGATAAAGATGAGCGTGAGCAAATTGCTAATGACTACGTACAATTCCCAGACGATCCTGACAAGCTTGGAGAAAAGCTACCGTACATCGTGAATCCAAAGACCAATAAAAAGATTCCTGCACGGGCCGGGATTCTTTACTTCATTAAATCGTAGATGTTAAAGAAACCAGCTGGATGCCAGGACTGTTCATTGGCTTTGCTTGGCACTGGTTTCATGTCTCCTGATGGGGAGGGCACACGTGGTGTCCTCCTCGTTGGGGAGGCATTAGGCAAGGAAGAAGCAGCCGAAGGCCGACCCTTTGTCGGGCCTGCTGGTCGTGTGTTAAATGACTGCATCGCCCGTGCAGGCTTTGAACGCACTGATTTCCACATTGCAAATGCTGTCTGGTGTCAGCCCCCACACAATGACATCACTGGCCCTTATGCAACAGAAGCCCTTGCTCATTGTTGGCTCCATCATCTGTCCCCCACAATCCGACGGTTGAATCCCCAGGTTATTATGCCTCTCGGGAACACCGCCCTCCGGCAATTCACTGAGCGTGCCAACATCCTCGACTCCCGAGGCTACGCAGAATTGTGGCAACACCGGGTACTTGTACCTTCTGTACATCCTAGTTACATCATGCGGGGGAATCCTAACTTCTCATCAGTATTGATTCACGATTTGCAGCAGGGGGTGCGCATTGCCCAACATGGCTATCGACGTGCACAGCCACGCTATGTCCAGGATCCAAACATCGAGGTCGCTCGGGCATGGCTGGCCCATGAACTGCGTGACCCCTCCCGTCCTCTCGCATTCGACATCGAAACCACAGACAAAGGAGTAGACGAAGACTTAGTAGACTGGCGTGCCGATGGGCCGATTACACGGATTAGTTTCGCTGCCCGTCCTCACCATGCCCTCAGCCTTCGCGTCAATAAGCGCACAGAACAGGTGATTGCCGAGGCATTACGCAGCCCGAATCCGAAGATTGTCTGGAATGCATCCTTCGATGTGCCGCGCCTCGAAGTCAAAGGCTATGACATTCAAGGCCACATCTATGATGGCATGATTGCGTGGCATGTTCTCCACTCCGACCTGCCAAAAAGCCTGGGGTTTGTCGCATCGCTCCTCTTGGACGACCAGCCTCGATGGAAGCACCTGAGTCGGCAGACACCAGCCTATTACAACGCCGCTGATTCTGACGTTGCATTGCGGATTACCCTTAAAACGTGGGATTTGTTGAAGGATGTCAAGATGTGGGACATGTATCAACAACAGGTCGTGGACTGTGAGCCTGTCTTCCAACATATGCACCGGAAGGGAATGCCTGTAGATGCCACCATCCGTAGACGGCATGCCGTGACCCTGCAGAAACGCTTGCAGGAAATCGATGCTGCCATTCAAGCCATCATCCCCGAGGCCCTGCTCCGACACAAGCACTATAAGAACGTAGCTCGTGGACGGAGGGAACATCCCAACGGGCGTGAAGTTACGCGAGAGGGAACCATTAAGAAGTGCCCGACTTGTGGGACGCAAGGGAAGCTCACCAAAAAACACCCGTGTCCTGCCCCCCTGGTAGAGGTCAACGTGCCTGTGTTGCAGTGGGAAGTGGCGCAGCCTTTTGTCGTGAGCTGGCAGAGCATCAGTCAGTGGCAGGACTATCACCAACATAAAGCTGTGACACGGAAGGGGAAGCGCACCACTGATGAAACCGCCCTGCGGTCACTGATTCTCAAGCACGCAGATGACCCCCTCTACCCCCTCATCCTGGACTATCGTGAAGTACAGAAGCTGAGTGGAACGTACCTCGGGAAGCCTGCCCCCTTCGGGAAAATCAGCGGAGGCTTACCCGTCTATATGGATGGACGCTGCCACCCGACCATTACCAATAACCCGGACACCCTACGCACCTCCATGGTGAACCCCAACCTCCAGCAAATCCCTCATGGTGGAGGCCTGCAGAGCCTGGTCAAGGATATCTTCGTGGCTCCAACAGGCAGTGTGTTCTGGGAGATTGACTACTCTGGGATCGAAGCCCTGCTCGTGGGCTACTTCGCCAAGAGTCCGAAGCTGATGCGCCTTGCCACAATGGGGGTGCATGATTACGTCAATGCGTATGCCCTCCATTTCCTTGATCAAAAAATTCCAGAAAAGGATCTGCCAGATTTGGGGTGGGGGGATACCCAGCTCCGTGCCAGCCTCAAGGAATTCAAGCAACGCTTCCCAAGAGAACGGTTCGTGCGGAAGCGGCTGGTACATGGGCATCACTACATGATGGGGCCCTTCAAGGCGCAGGAAGTGCTGCTCAAGGAGATGAATCAGACTGTCCCCATCAAGGACATCAAGGCGTTCTTTCAGTTCTATGATGAACTCTTCCCAGAAATCTCCCAATGGCAGCAGAACCTATGCCTCGCCGTTGATGGCACGGAGGCTCCAACAAACCCCGGCCTTGGCATTACAGCAGGGGCTGGCTGGGTACGGAATCCTACGGGGATGCTGCACCGCTACTTCCGGGTGCTGAACTGGACACGGGTAAGTGATGATAGCTGGACGTGGACGTATGGCCCCTCGGCCAAGGCGTTAGTAGCCTTTAATCCACAGCATGCAGCGGCAGCGATTGGCCGAAATGCCCTGCGTTCTATTGCCCAACACTCACCCTCTGCCTTGGAATCCTTACGCCTCTTCATCCATGATTCATTGGTCGGGGAATGCTCACGCACCGATGCCCGATCCCTGATGACGCAGGTGGCACGCATCATGACGCAGCCTATCCCCTGGCTCCCTCTGCCACCAGCATGGAAGATGGGAACTCACCTCAGTGTCGGGGTGGAAGCCCAGATGGGGAGTTCGTGGGGCACGATGAAGACGGTTCAGTTGTGAGGAAAAGCTGGAGCGTTCAGGAACTCAACGTGGAGTTGGCACTTAACACGCCTTATTGCCTGAACACTCCGGTTCAGCGTGGAGACTACTAGTGGCTGAGCCCTTGTAGTATAGAACCTACTATATATAGTGTCAACGGGCCCAATAGGTAAAGGCAAGACTGGCTCCCCACATCACTAGGCCGCCTGCCGCTCCCCATGAAATGGCCTTCGTGCGCAGCACGGCCACGGTTAGGCGGATATGCTCGACATCTTTCTTGACTTGTTGGACATTCCCATCCAAACGTGACAATTCTGCGAGTACTAAGCGTTGATACTCCGGCCAGCCATTGTCTTTATCGCTTGCCATTGAATTAACGTGGCCCCGTTCTTAGAAGTGGAGGCCCCGGTGGAAGCTTCGCCCCTTGTTCAAGGAGTGCATCCACCTGACCTTCGGGCGTTGTGAGTGGGACGACATTCGGAGCAAATCGCTGTAGTTGTTCCTTCACCGCAGCTTTGGTGTCTGCTATCCACCTCCGCATCATTAGACCCGTCGGATCATTCTTCATGGCGTGGAACAGGGCAGGATTCTCTTGAGACATCAAGCGTAAGCGTCGGTACATTTCAGCGTAGTGCGCCTTGCTCCCTACACGCACGATTTCTTCCAGCTTTGGAGTCATTCCTGTCAAGGGTGCGCGTGTCCCCCGAGGGTCTGGCTCCTGTGTGTGGGGAAAGTGGGCAAGAGTACGATCAGTAGTCACCTTGCCTGTTACAGAAGGGGGTTGCTCCGTCCCAAGAGGGAGCCCAGCAATTTGTTCCCCTTCTGGATCCAACATCCCAGCCTTTGCCAACAGTTGCATGACTTCATCCCGACCTGCACCCATTGTCCGGCTTTCCGGTACGCCTGG